TTGCTTTCTGTACAATTGCAATTTCTTGTTCCCAAAATTGTATTAAAACATCTCTGCCATATTGTAGTCTTTGAGTGAGGGTCTTTAGAGAAATGAAATTGTTTGTTGTTCCAGCAGCACCAAACGTTCCTGTTAGTGTTGGAGGAATTCCCAGGCCAGCATATACCGAATTCAAGTGAGGAATATATTTACCCTCTCCAAGAAAATTGTGAACGTTAGTATTTGATTCGACCAGTTCAATATCTGGCCCCCAAATCAAGTCCATAGTACCACCACCAACGTTATTACCTAAAATACTAGCTAGTTTAGCAGTAGCTGCTCTGGTTGGCGCTATTTTATGTTCTAGACTACCTAGTTTGAATATGCGAATATTGCTAATTGCTCCGTCGAGAGCAGCCATGTCTGCTAGTTTAAGCTTTTCAATAACAGTAATATCATCCATGATAGCATAAATCATAGGATAGGCCCATGATTGCCAATCGTCTTTCTTATAATGAAAAACTAGAGTTTTATTAGGATCAAGAGGATATGGCTTCTTAGCTTTTGCTGCTTCTATAATCTGTTCTGGTAATCCTAAAACAACAGCTTTTTCAGCTTCTGTTTTTGGACTATTAATAATTCTTCGTAATGATGGTGGTAATTGTAATTCGTAAGTCTTGTTGCTAACAAATGAAGATAATGCTCCAGCAGCAACCTCGACACAAGCAGGGTCAATAAATGTGTATTTCCAAGGAATCTCTCTTTTTTCTACAGACACTTCTGGAAGATCTGCCAATTGCATATCGGCAGAACCCAAAGCCCTATAAAGCTTATCTGCAACCTTAACGCTTATTTTTGCTGTTCTACGATCAATAACGATATTACCGCTTTTGTATATATTATTAAGAAATCTTTCGCTACGATCTTTGCCACTAATTTTTTTAAACCACTGCCTATAAAATCTTTCAATTCTTTTATTTCTGTGAACTAATCTGATGCCTTGACTAGCAAAATCACCCATCAAATCTATAACATTTTTAACCAAGCCCACACGTTGATAAACCTCATCTGCTCTGCGCAAGATGGCTTTTATTTGATTAGGAGGAGCTTCTTGTGGACGGAAAGTATAGTAATCTGATTTGGTTAAACCTGGACGACTTCCTGTTTGACCATCTAAATTAGAAAAGTCTAAGCTATATCTTCTGCCACCAGCAGCAACAGCTCTTTCTACTAAGGTAAATTCGTCTAAAGATGAAGCAGATGCTTTTAGAGCTTCCTGCTTACTGGCCAAATCATCACCCCATGTGACATACGCATCCTCTGGGATAATATTAGCGTCTTTAATAATTTCGTTTTTTGTTTTTCTGTTAGCCATATTGTTATTTTATATTGTTGTGGTTTGTAGTATGTACTTGAGTCTTGATCCAGTGTTATCGAGTGGGAGAACATAGCCCAAAAATTCTAAGTAATTTCTAATTTTATCTTCGTATAGGTCTTGTTTTTCATAACTGTCAACAGAAAACACATGATAATAAATTGGTTTGCTCTCAGACGCATTATAGTATCTATTAAATCTATTAATCAGATTTTGTGTTTGACCAATTTTTAATAAATTACATTTTTCGTCAGAAAGTAAGTATAAATAATTTCCACCAATATAGTTTTTAAGTTTTTGTCTTTCAGGAGTAGAAATACAATAGGATAAATCAGAAAATTTATTAGATATTTGATCAATCAGCATATTATTAAATTTTACGTCTGTAAAACCTAACCATTCTTTTTTATCAACGCAATCAATAAATGAGGTACTAATAAAAACATTAGAAGAGGACCATCTATCAAAAATATCATTTTTTACAGCGATATTATTTTTACATTTTTGACAATAATTTGTGCGATTATTACTTGCGTTAATATTAAATTGACGACATAATCTACAATAATTTTTGTCTTTTACTATTTTCATAAAATCTAATCGTATTACGATGCAAACGGTAATTGTATTATAGTTCTTTATACACTTTTATCTATAAATTCCCGTATAAATATCATCATTGGCGCCAGATACAAACCAATCTGGACCCTTATATAACTTTCCATCACTTTTTACGGAATTACGAGCATCTGCACCAATCACATCATAGTCTACTGGCTTAAGGGCTCTATTAATTTGACGAGCTAACATATTGGCAATTAATAAGGCACTATATCTATCTTTTCTTAATCGGCCCTTTTTTCCATGAGATAGTTTAGTTTCAGGAGTATCCCATCTGTCTCTGGCGTTGGCGTTATTACTTGTTTGTGTCATAACAATAGTTGTTAATTCATTTTTAAGCTCTTCTATCTCTAAAATACATTCACTTAAACTATCATATAAGGCGGCACTTAGGTCGGTGCTGATAATATTTTTATTTTCTTGTTCTAATGCCAAACCAAGGGTTAAGTTGTCAAATTCTGGAAATAGTAATACTTTATCCTCAAAGTCTTTTCTCATACCATGATTAGCCTGACTAGTCCATTCTGCTTTGGCAAATTGAACCAGCTCTAAAATATGCAATCCAGTTTGATCATCAGTATCTTTAGATTTGTTATCATCTATCACCGGCCATATTAGATGCTCTCCGCCATCTATTTTTAAAGGATCATGTAGTCCTTCTTCAATAGCGACACCACCACCCTGAGCATCCATACCGATTCGTATAGGAGTAAAGGTCTTCATTAAATTACGAATTTTTCTACAACAGAATCCATAAAAATCATGTTCAGTAACCAAGCCTATTTTTTGTCTTTCCTTAAAATTAGCACGATTTGTTGTCCAGCAATAGACTATACGCGAATGTGTGGGATTAACCTCTAGTATTACTATACTGAAATTGTCTTGTTCGGATGCTGGGTCAATACCATAGATATATTGCTTATTAGGATCACCGTTAATTGCTGCTGAAAATTTAATTGGCTTACTGTCTATTATGATATTGTTATTAGATACGACACAATTTTCTATCAAGCTCCTTCTAAAGAATCCTTCACTATCACTAACAAAGCAGGCAGCATATTCCATATTATAAATACCGCTATGAATAGTAGCCTTAGCTCTTGAAACCTTTTTATCATCCATAAATCCTTTGGGTATTAGCTCATATGGCATTCTAATGATACTATAGTCTTTCCAATTAAAATTACTAGGAACTTCTCCTTTAAAAATTTCTTCTAGTTTTTTAGCATCCCCCTTACTCTCTATAATCGCTTTATATCTTTTCCAATATGATGCAAAGTGCTTGAATGCGTAATCTGCTGTTCCTGATATAATGGCCTGATTGCCCATCTTAACATTGAGTGCTTCTAGCTCAGTATTCCATAATCCAGCCTCAACCATCGCTGCTTTTTTGGCTTCTTCTTTTACGTTCTGTATTGGACTAGCCGATACTGCTGCGAATCCAGAGACTACGGTTTCATAAATATCTGGAGATATAGAGGCAAATTCGTCTGCAATAATAATATGTGCTCTTAGTCCTCTGATTTTACTTCCGTCACCCATGGGAATGGCTACTGTCCAACTATCTCCTAATCTCATTGTGCATCTATCAACATCTCGACGAGGACCATCATCCCCACCGCCAAAAATACTTCTTAATATGGGACTACTACGCCATATAGTTTCCATGTATTCAAAAATGATGTTACTTTGACGAAAAGCAGCACCAACTACTACTATTTTTGTTCCTGGATAAAATGTCATTCTGACAACACAGTATAGGGCTAGCAAGAAACTTTTACCCCACCCACGACTAGCAATATACATAGGAAATGGTCTAATCCATAGTTCTTGAAGAATAGTCATCTGTATTGGATGTAATTCTATACCGAACAACAGTTTACATGTGCCTCCAATATACTTTGGGTTTCTTAGTAGTTTCATTAAATGCAAATCTGGATTTTCTATATCCAGTTCGTTTCTATGAATCATAGGATTACTATCAATCGACAGAGTCGATAGGTCTCCTAATCCGAGCCATGCATTGTCGAAAGCTACGTTTTTAGACATTATTCTGTTTAACCACTTCTAAATAGTGAATCTTTTTAAGAATCATTTCTGCAAGCTTAGCAGCGTTTGTAGCATTACCACAAAAGAACACTTTGATATTATGAGACATCTCTAGCTCTAATATATTTTTAATTAAGAAAGCTGGACTAATTTTAATCTTATCCCACATCTTTTTGGGAACAGTAGATCCTATAGGATAAACTAGAAGGTCTTCTAGATCGAATTCTAGTAATAAAAATGCGTACTTGATATTGCTCATTCTCATTATTACATCTTTGAACCTGCTTTCTACAACATTGTTAGCAAATTCACTAGCACTCTTTTTTCTTTCAACACAAATTAAGTGCTCTAATCCTTCTATGCTATAATCTCCAGTATCTAGTTTTTTATTTGCTGTAGTATAAGACTCAAAAACCCAGGGTTGTTGTTCTCTTGTGTCTACAATAATAGTAAAGTTATTATAATGAGTCATTTTTTTTATCCGCTAATATTTTTAAGAATACTGCTTCATATATATGTTCTAATCCTTGGATTAGTTTGTGATGATAATAACATAAAGTAATTCCATTATTAACATCAAATCTCAAACCAGGAAAATTAGCCCAAGTTTTAATATGATGAGCATTTAGCCTTTTACGCATAGTACATCCTAGCCATTGGCACTGATGTTTGTCTCTTTTATATACCTTGGTTCTCCACTTTTTATATTCTGGATCATCAAAATTACGCTTAAACATATGAGTTGGTTCTATATTTAGAAATATCACTATCTACCATATCTTTGACCAGATCATCAAACGACACATTAGGAGACCACCCAAGCTTATTTCTTGCCTTAGTACTATCACCTTTAAGATAATTAACCTCACAGGGTCTATAGAACTCTGGATCAATAAATATGTAATCGGACCAATTTAAATTAACATAAGAAAATGCTTTTTCACAAAATTCTCTCACAGTATATGTATCTCCAGTACTTAATACAAAATCGTCTGCTTCATCTTGTTGTAGCATTAAAAACATGCCCTTGACATAGTCTCTAGCATGTCCCCAATCTCTACTAGCCTCTAAGTTGCCCAACCCAAGTTTTGATGCAGGTGATATTGATCCGGAAAC